TTAACATCTCATTAACATTCCTATTTTAATACTAGTCTGTTAATCAGTATTTTAATTGACTTAAACCGTTTTTCAGTAAAACAATGGTAAAACTCCGTCCTGCTTTTTTAACGCGAAAACCCCGGCCAAAAGCCAGGGTCTTCTATTTTAGCAATGGAGGTTTCCCCCCGGTTCAAATGTACGGATTTATCCCGGTTTTGTCTTGACAAACACCTTGCTGTAGCAAAACTGGAACACCACCCGGAAAAGAATTGCCATAAGCGCTACGTCTACCCAGAGGCTCACCATTGGTTCCTGCAGTTTGAATACCACCAAGGCCAGAGTCAAGCAGGTGTACTGAATAAAATTAAAAAGATGCCAGCCATCGGTCAGGAAAACCAGCACCGTACTGGACAGCGGGAAGGCTTCCCCCTGCTTGGGGTCTCCGTTCTTCCATTTGGCAGACCAACTTATCTGAGGGTTCCAGAACTGGTACTTGTTCCAGGAGGCTCCCGGTTGGTTGGCTGTTTTGCAGAAAATGCTTTGCTCAAAGTGATGGGCTAACGTGTCCGACACTGCCTTGCACATGCCAGCAATAATAACAAGCAATAGCGCGATCACCTTTTGGTCTGCTTATAGGTTAAGTGCGTGACAAACCCGAAGACGATGCCCACCAATCCGCCGATGACAGGCAAGGCGTAGCCCTCCCCCCGGTAACCGAAAGCGATAGCCCCGAAAAGGGCGGCAATGATTCCCCCGATGATGAAATGGACAATAATAGCAGCAGGGTAAGGCACGCCGGGGAAGAAGATTTTGTGTAATAGATTCATAGTTTTAGGTTAAAGCATTGTAGAAGGTGATGGCCTCCTCCGCGATTTTGGCCGCTTTGTCGGTGCCGTTGATGATCTTTCTGGATCCTTCGTAATCCACCCCTTTGGCGTTGATGAAGTCGTTCAGTTTGGCCCCGGTGAACCAACCGTCACGCATCCCGCACACGATGTTGCAGGCGGCAATGGCAGGCTCCATGATCCGGTCAGGGTATTTCACCAGGTCCACGCCCGCATGCACCCCGCACCGGCGGTAGTTGTCCTTGCCGGTAGTCTGGCATAGGTCACGCCCCCGGTACTTCCACCCGTCACCGCTGGCTTCATCTCCGTTGCCCATGCGGTTGGCGTAGCAGTTGTTGGCGATGGCCTTTGGATTGTGGGCAAGCTTCTTGGCAAGCGCGTTGGGCACTTTCACCTTGGCCTTTGGGACCACGGCGTACCGGCTGGGCCAGGTATTGGCCAGGCCCTGCGCGGAGTAGTTCAGGTTCTCAAAGACCGGCTGCATCCTGCCCCCTGTCTCATGGAAAGCGGTGGCCAGCACATAGGCGATTTGCCTTGGGTCTGTCACGTTCCGCTTCTTGCACTCAGCTATAAGCGCGTTGATGGTGTCAACCTGCGGTTGGGCCAGCTTGCCCCCGAACAGGTCTGCTTTGATCTGGTTAAAGAATGCTGCTGTAGCCATGGCTATTCTTCTGGTTTGGTTTCTGTATCGGGTTCCTGGGTAATGGTGGCGCTTATCTCAGCGGATGTGGTGCCCTCAAGCGCCTTCTTTTTCTGCTGGTTGGGTGAGCCTACCAGCAGCCAGCCGATGATGGACATCATGAGGCTCCCCTGAAGGAAGCCCTGCACGTTGCTGGCCATCTCTCGGTTCCTCTCCGGAATCTCGATGAACAGCAGGGCTGCCATCAGCAGGAAGCTGCAGGTGAAGACGCCCACGCAGAACCAGTAGATCTTGTTGAATTGCTCTTTCATTTGAATAGGCTCAATACTTTTTCGATTCCCCAGATAACTACCCCCATCACGGCACCGATCCCGGCCACCATGCCCCAGACGTAGGATTTCTTGGCGTTCACCCACTCTACTACCAACTCTACATTGGCAAGGCGCTTGACCATCCCCACATTGCCGGTATTATCCCCCGCCAGGGCCGCAAAAATCTGGTCCAGCTTCTGCTTCACCTGCACGGTGGAGGTTTGGTAGAGGTTCACCGAGCCCTTTAGCTCGGTGATCTCGTTTTTGGCATCGGCCATCCACGCCTTCAGGAATTCCACCTCTGTTTCCAGTTTGGCAATCTTTATCTCGTTTTGGTCAGACATGCTTTTAATTGATTTTTAGCAGCCCCGCTATGGCGCTATTGTTAGTTTATCTGCATGGCGTACTGCTCCACCATGCCCACCTCCAAGGTGCGGTTCTGGGTAATTGGATTGGCAGGTCTCATTCCGTATCAGAGAACAGCCGGATAATCCTGGTCAAGAAAGAGCTTTGTATAGCTTAACCTTGTGGTGTAGTTGGTGGTGTATGCCGCTACCGCCTCCCGCCGGTAGCCGGTGAAGGTCAGTTTGATCTTCGGCACGCCCGCGTCGGTGATGTGGCTGACGGCGAAGTGCCCGTACTGCCCCGTGCCTTTCAGCTGCCCGTTCGTGTAAGGGCCTCCCTTGATGCTCTCATTGGAGTCCAGCGCGGCGGTGGCGAACACGGCGGGGCCGGGGAACTGGGCACCGTCCAACCGCGTGCCGGTGGGCGTCCCGTCCACGGTGGCGTACTGGCTGTTCAGGCCTGAGTCGCACGCCAGCATGTGCGCGTCTCCCGTGATCAAGACCACGCGGTCATTGAGCAGCACGCCGTTCTTCCGGTTACTCTCCGCCATGAGGAAGTTGGCGATGTCGGCCCGCTGCTCTGCCGCGCCACCCCAATAGTCCAACCCGCCGCCGACCCACGGCACTCCGGAGGTGATGACGATAACAGGTTCAGTCGCCGCTCCCAACGTCTCTTTCAACCAGACCAGTTGTTCACTCCCTAGAAAGTCGGCCCCCAGCCGGTGGCTCCTTGCGTCAAGCATAATGAAACGGACGGAGCCCAGTGCGTAGGTCTGCGCAATGGCAAGCTGCCCGTCCGTAGGCGTGGCACCTGTTACCAAACTTTTCTGTATAGGGTAGTGCGGCACGTATTCCCGGTAGGCCTGGTTCACGTAGGGCTGGCCGATGTGGGTGCTGTCGGCGTTGTCGGGGCCGTTGTCATGGTCATCCCAGACATAGGCGATGGGCAGCCGCTCGTAGAGGTAGTTCTGGTTCCCCAGCGCCTGCTGGTGCACGTGGCGGAAGTTGTTCCGGTAAGATTCTACGTTAGCGGCGGCTGTATCCCTGTAATGAAGGTCCCCCAGGTGCAGAAAAAGTGCCGCGTTCGGGTGCCGGTCCGGTATCTCCTTGAAGATGTAGCTGTCCGACATTTTACGGGCCACGCCCGAAGCCGGCCCGTTCCATCCCGCGCACGCGCTGCTCACGAACTCAAAGTCTGTCTTTGGCGCGGGGGCAGTACGGAAACGGCCCGCCTTTGCTACCTGGGAGCCCTTTATCCCATAGTAGTAGCGCGTGTTGGGCTTCAGCCCGGTAGGCTGGAAGGTCAGGATATTGTCGTCTTTCCCCTGTTCGGTCGCCTGGAAGGCAGGGTTTGACAGGTTGGCCGATTCGGAGACTACGATCTGCGCCTCCGTCCCGGACGCAAGCCGCGCCTTCACCACTGCGCCGGTGGGAGTCACCGCGCCGCTCCAGACAAGTTGCACCTCTATGGAGGGGGCAGGTTCGGAAGGTCCGGTGGGTGGGGGTATGACCCCCCTTTTGCCTGCGAAGAACGCCTGTATTTGCGCTGTCGTTATCCCCATTACAGATAGATCTCAAGGTTGTCGTATCGGTTCGTGCCGGTCGTGCTGTCCAGCCCGCTCAGGGTGCCGGTGTACCAGCCGAAAGCGGTTATGTTCCCAACCGGCAGGGCTACCGGCGTAGCGGAATAATCCACACTCAAAGCGCCCGTTGCGAAGGCGATGGGCAGCCACTCAGCCGCGCCGGGAGCCATAGGCTGCTCCACATGCAGGGCATTGGCCGGGAATCCGGTGGAGTTGGCGACTACGCTCGCCTGCGCATGGCCCTGCGCGTGCGCGTACCAGTTCGCCCCTACCCGCACCGCGAACCGGGTGGAATAATCGCCCGCCTGGTGCCCATGGTCCCATTTGGCCATGCGCGGCGGCGTGGGCAGCTGGAACTTCTCGGTGAACAGCAGGGCGCGGTTGTTGACGCTGGTGATGGTCGCGGTCCCTAATAAACTCGCCGCGTCATTGGAGTAGTCGATGGTGCCGTAGGCGGCGTTCACGGCAGGAAGGCTCGTCCCCGCTTTCCCTGAGCCCGCATTGACTACCCCGTTGGTGGTGACCGTGTTCCGGGATGCCCCCACATAGGCTAACCATCCGTAGTTGGATAGCGAGACGTTGGCACCTGTCTTGTTCAGGAAGGTCTCTCTGAAGACCGGTTCCACGTTGTTGAGTACCGTGACCGGGATAGTGACCGATTTCGTAACCCCCAGATAGGTGTGGGTGACGGTGACGGTGATCGGGGTGTCGGTGTCCACCACGTTACCCGGAACAGATAAACGGTTGGCGTTCAGCCCCGTCCCGAAGGAGGCGAACTGAGGATGACTGCTTGCATAGGTGGTATTCTCGCTGATGGATACGTTCTCCGTGGCGGCGTTGCTGTACTCTGCCATAACCTGCAGGTCCTGGAAAAAACCCTCGCCTACTGAGAAAGCATTAGGCGTAACCGCAATGCCTGTCAGCGTGGTAGCGCTTTGCTCAGCCACGTTCAGCACGCTTATATTTACGCTTGCCGACTTGCTCACCCCGCCCTGCGAATAGGTCGCCTGGACGGTGGCGGAAGAATCAACCGCGATGCTGTTCATGTCCACCGTCAGCACGTTCTTCGCCGCGCCGGTGCCCATCGTGCCCACCCCCGCCGTTTTCTGGTAGGTGGTGTTGGCGTTAGCGGAGACGTCGTAGGTCGTGCCGTCGGTGAAGTGCGCGATAACCGATACGATGCTGCTGTTGCCCTCCGACATGCTCACGGGGTTGGCCGTTACGGAGATATAGTCCAGTACCTTGGTCTGGTCCGGCCCGGTGGTCCCGCCGCCTCCGGTGATCTCCACCACATCAATGCCCTGGGTGAAGGCCCCGATGTTCACCACCACTCTCTTAGTGGCGCCAGTGCCAATGATCCGGAAAAGCGGCAGATGGTTGGTGCCCACCTCCGTAGGCTCGGTGGACGTTGTGCCACCGCCAGCTGAGGCACGGTAATAGGCCCCGGCCCCCAGGGCGGTGTTTTGGGAGAAAACGCAGGCCCCGGTGGCGATCTTGAAGGCCCCCGCGATATAGTCAAACACGATGCCGTCCACGTGGCCGGTGCCGGCCAGCTCTATATTGCTCTCCGTGTAGCGGATGCAGAATGGCGGCGTTTTGGCAGCCAGCGTGGCGTTGCCGAACACCTCCCACTTGGGGTTCTGGAGCAAGGAAAGACTTGAGAAAACCCCGCCGGAGCTCACCAGGTTATCGCTTCCCTCAGTAGGCGTAGCGTCCACCAATAGTATCTCCAGATCTCCCCCTGCCTCATTGGAGGTGCCCACCAGGCTCATACCCGGGAAATCAAAGGCGGTCTTCACGTCCAGCAGGTAGTGCTTCCCGTCCTCAACCTGGGTTACGGATGGGAAAGCGGAACTGGGCTTGTAGGCCCGCCAGCCGTTGCGGGTCTGGTTGACTTCGTACAGGGCGTTCAGGTTGGTCTTCCAAGGCTGATCCGCCAGGGTAAGGGTTGATCCGTTAAAATGCCCGATGCAGAGGCCGGTTAATAGCTGTGCCATGTTATGCTAGGATGTTAAGCTGCCCGTTGACGAAGTTCTTGTGGTAGGTGGTGCCGTTGTAGGTGATGCCGCATATCTGCCCGATGTAAGGCGTATTGAAGTCCACCTGCCCGATTGGCGTGCTGCCCGCGAACAGTTCCATGGTAGCCGGGAACGGGTCACCGGCGGGTTGCGGCGAGTTGTACTTGAAGACAACCCCGGCCAATGCGGTCAGGGTGATGCCGTCCGCGCTCTGCCCGTGAACCAATTGCGCGTTGTACACCGGCTCAGGCGCGGCGATAGTCACAGCCACGGCGTTTGAGATGTAGTTGGAGGAGTTGTAGGTGCTTCCTGCCTTGAGGCGCAGGCGCAAAGCCCCGGCGGCGTAGGTGCCAGGCGCCAGCGTCACCGGCCTTGCCGCGGTAGTGGTGTAGCTCCCGCCGTTGTTGGCGCTGAACTCATAGGAGGAAAGCCCCGCAAAGGAGGGGTGCATGGCCCAGTTGGCGGTTTTCGCGGCGGCATCCACCGAAAGAGGGCCGTCGAGTACCGGTGCTGCCTGCCTAACCGTAACCGTGGCGGAGGTAGTGTTGCCCTCGCTGTCCTGCACGTACACGGTGGCAGAACCTGCGCTGTAGCCAAGGTAGGTGAAAGGCGTGTTCTGGGCTGGTCCCCAAGCCTGGGCAGGGTCACGGCGGTACTGGAAAGGCGCAACCCCACCCGAAGGCATGATGGTCACCTTCCCGTCATTGCCGCCGTACACGGTGGCCTCTGTCTGGGAAGCGGTGGCCGTTAATGGGGTGCCCGGCGTTAGACCTTTCACCCAATCCATGAAGAAGGTGAACAGGTCAGCGATGCGCACGCGGGTGTTGCCCTGTTCCCGCACCTCATTGCGCACTTCGGCAATCTTATCTAGGAGTTGTTGGTCAGTTAGTGCCATGTTATCTTCTTCTCTTCGCGGTGGCGATGCCGATATTTAATTTTCTTGGGGCCTCGCTGCAGGAATCCACCTTAGGCAGGAGATTGTTGGCCCGCAGGTAGGCCTCTAGCTCTGATTGGTAGAAGTGTATGTCACTTCTGATGCTGTTCAGGATCTCCCCTCTCAGCTTGTCTGAAGCTTGGTCAAAGTCGTGGCCTCTCCTTACTGTCAGTCCAGATTGGTCGACCTGCACCCCATGGAACTTTATAATGCGCTTGTAGGCACTCAGTGCCCAGAAAGGCAACACTGCTTGGTAGAAAGCATGAAGGTCCACTACGGGCACCGGAAGCGGTTCCTCGATGGGTATCTCTTCAGCGGGTACTTCGTCTAAGGGGATAATTACCGGCTCGGTAGGCTCCACAACAGGAGGCTCCACGGGCAAAGGCTGCAAAGCCAGCAGCTTCTCGTAGTTCTCCCGCCCGATTACAGGCGCTACGTCCATCAAACCAGCCTGCACAATCCTATGGGTCACATTCTGGTCGGAGATGTTCACGGTGAAGTCCGCGTAAGCCGCTATATCAGCCTTGGTTATCAGCATTGTTCTGGGTGTTTTCAGGTAAAAGACCTGCTAAGGCAAGAATCTGGGCATCGCTCATAGCGTCCATGACCTTGCTGCGCACGTCAGATGGTAGGGTATTCAGCGCCTGAAGCGTTTTGTCCGCTTCTTTGGAGCGGGTACTCTCCACTGACTGAAGGCCTGCGAAGTTCCGTTTCTCATCATCCGTCATGGTAGCCCAAATCTCGGCAGGGATCACCTTCAGCGGCGAAAGCGTGCTGATGGTCCACTCCCCGTCCGGGAAAAGCTTCTTGAAGACCCGCTGCACCACCCGCTGCTTGCGGTTGATCTCATCCTGCACCAGGTTGATGGAGTTCAGCATCTCCTGGTTGTTGCCCAGCTGGCCAGCGGTGGAGAACCCGACCAGCGCAGGAGGCATGCCGAAGTGACGGCACACGGCACGGCCAATGGTGTCCCGCTTCCCGTCCATGGAAAGCAGGTTTTTAGAGTTGTCGAACGGAAGTATTTGGGCAGCTGCCTCTTTGGTGTCACCTGTCAGCACGATGGGCTCTCCCTCGTTTTCAGGGTCCACCAATTCCGCTACCTGGTCAGTAGCGTAGTCAAATTCCGTTTTACCGTCTTCATCCTTTGCCGTGGCATTCAAGCCGGGAATAAAGACAATAGCCGCCGGGCGCAGGTTGTTGCGAAGGGTCTTGTGGTCTGACTTGCTGATCTGCGCGTCTGACTCTATGTCCAGCCTCCCGGCCTCTGTCCAGAAATCAGGCACAGGGTAAACCGGCGCGTCAGTGGTTGGGCGATAGATGTAGAGAATCTGCCCTTTCTGGCTGCCCTCTACCTCGGGAACCGCCAAGGCAAGCACCTCGGTGTATTTCTCAGGGTCAAAGGCCGGGACTATCTCATCCTGGTCTTTCTTGTACTGCTTGGTGCCGTAGGTGGGGTTTACCAGGAAGGTGCCGTCATCCATCTTGCGCACGGTCTGAAACGGCACATGGTAGATCTCCCCGATGTTGCCGGCCAGGTTGTACTTCACCCGCAGGGCAAAGCCGTCCAGAGCGGAATAATCGGAACTGATCCGGTCCAGCAAAGTGTCAGCGGTCTCCCCGTTCAGGTTCACCTCCCGCTCTGCCTCCTTTGTATCAGAGAACCCATCGGCCTGCAGGAATGAGTCCAGCTTCTTCCAGCACCGCTTGGCGGTACCGGAGGCACGCAGGGCATCGATGATCTCGTGGGGCAGCTTGTCGTTGCCGCCGAACTTGATCACTTTCGCCTCCCCTACCTTTTGGGCAGGGGTATTTTGAGCCGAAGGCCCAGAGCTTTTGAGGTTCTGGGCCTTCGTAGCCTTCTTCATTCGTTGGTTGATGGGTGCTGGCATGGATTATTCTTTGCCTGTTTCGCCGGTGGCTGCTGTTGGTTCTGCTTTGGCTGGGGCCGGAGCCTCTGCCGCTGCTTTCGGTGCCGATTTGGTAGATTTAGCCGGTGCCGCATCGCCTTCCTTGGTTTTGATGACCTCCACATTGTGGGCAAACTGCTTGTTCTTCAGGATGCGCTCTGCCTGGGCATCGGTCATGCTGTTGAGGTTGATGGCCTCAGAGGTGCCGTTGTGGTTCAGGACCACGATCTCGGCGCCATTTTCTTTGGCGGCCTTGGAGATTCTGTATTTAGAGCTAGTAGTAGCCATCGTTACTGTCCGTGTTGGTTGAAGGGTGAATGATTCTGGGCTCGCCACGTACTCGGTTAGCTTCGCCGCCATCCTGATGAGCCAGTTTGTGCAGGAGGAACAGTCTGCATGTCTGCCGGTGACGGCATGGTACAGGGTGTTCAACTCCTGCCTGTTGGCTTCTTCCCGGTTCTTAGGGTATGGTATCGCTAACCATACCCTAGCCCGTTCCAGTAGTTCCTGCTGGGTCATTAAACCGCCGCGGTGGTGTGCATTGCCTCAAGCTCTGCCAGGGTGGCGATTTCATCCACTCCCAAAGAGACATTGATAGGCAGCTTGGACTCAGAACCTGAGAAAGTCAGGGTCCATGGTCTGCCGTCGGTCAAAGCCGTACCGGAGCCGTGCTCCAAAGCCGTCATGGATAAACCGTTGCCCAACACGCCGTTCTCCCCTGCCAGACCGAAGGCCTCAAAGGTGCCGTCGTTGTTGTGCACGATGGCAAACAAGTCCTCCACTTTGGAAAGCTTCTCGATGGTCTCTTTGTCCAGCTGCGTCTTGGCGTAGGCCACGAACACGAAGGAGTGCGGGAAAAGGGTGATGTTCTCGTTTGCCTCCAAACCGGTTGAGGTGCTGTTCTTGAGCTTGCGCCCGATCAGCTTGCCCAGTTTTGCGCCTGCCTTTAAGAGCAGGGTTGCAATGTCTTTACTGGTGGCGTCGGTGGTGTAACCCGCTAATTCGGAGAGGCTACCGATATATGCCTCTTTCTTGATCCCGCCCGGAGCCCGGAGGGCGTCGCATGCGGGATCGAGTTTGATCCCGCCGACGGCTACGTTGCAATTGTTTGCCATGGTTATTGTTCCTCTTGGTTAGTAGGCAACGGAAAACAACTTATCCCATCCGAAGGCAACACCCAGCTTGTAGTTCACACGCATCAGGTTCATTTGCTCTTTCTTCTCATACCAGAAATCCACTTCAGTGAAGTCAGACTCCATGTCAGTTCCCACGGTGATGTTGTTGAGGGCGGTGTAGTAAATTCTGTGCGGGTCAGCACCGGCAAAGTCAGCGGCCACGTAGGCGTCCACCAGGTCTTCCACCACCACCGGAACACCCCAGTGGGTAACAGTCTTCAAACCGGTCTGAAGCACGGTCATCGCGCTCTCCAGGTCCGCGTTGGAGGCAAAGCTTTTCAGGTAGTTGTTATACACCGAGCGGGTCACCACCTTCACCTTGTCAGCCTCTGCCATGGTCTGAAGCTCAATCGGGGCATCAAAGTGGACAGCATCCAAGGCGGTGCGAGCTGCACCATCAGCCAAGGGGCCGGTGGCTGGTAGGTCAGCCGCTTTTTTGATTGTCCCACCGGCAACACCGGTATAGATTTTCTTCCACTTCCCGTCAATCTGGTTGTAGTCCGCATTCGCAGACGCTGTATCAGCCAGAGAGATGATGCGGTTCATGTCGCGGGAGATGATAGGCTGGGCCAGTTCACGAAGGATTTCCTCAAACTGGGTACCTGTCAGGTCGTAGCGGTCAAAGCCTTTCTTCTTCACCAGCTGCAGGATCTTGCCGTCAAAGTCCTTTGCGCACTGCTCCATCTCAATGGCAAGCTCAGTCACGGTGATTTTCTTATCACGCAGCTCCCCGAGGCTACCGTATGGGTTCCAGCCGCAGGTGGTTTTCTTGCGGGTCACCTTGTCGGAAGGGATGATGGAATACATATCCTCCGAGGTCTGGATGTCTTCCCGCAGGTCATAGCCAAGGGACTGGAAGGAAGCCATGGCCAGGATTGCCTGGAAGATCAATGCTGCCTTCAGATTGCCGCCGTCCGGGGCTTCTGTAGGGGTTTTACCCCCGTAGGTAATGTTGGTAGTTAAAATTGCCATTTGTTATACAGGGGTTTATTATTTGCGTTTTAGGCTGTTAGCCGCAGCGGTGAAGGGGTTGTTCTCCTTCTTCTCTGGGCTTTGGTTGAAATTCTGTGGAGGAGTGGTCTGCTTCTGACCACCACCTGGTACTTTGTTCTTCAAGGCCTTTACCTCAGCTTCCAAGGCAGTCACTTTGCTGGCCGTGGCGGTGGCTGTCTCCAGCTGCGCCTTCAGGTCTGCAATCTCCTGGTCTTTGGAAGCCAATGCAGCGGCGGTATCTTCTCCACCTTCTGTGGCTTCCGTGATCTCAGTCACCGCGCCTTCCGCTACCGTGATGGTGCGGCCGTCAGAAAGCTCGTGGGAGCCGTCGGCTACCGGAGTTTCAAGGGCTTCGTCGGTGAAGACCGCAGTGCCTACCGCAAGCTCACCGTCATGGTAGATGGTGGAGCCGTCTTCCAATGCAGTGGTAAGGGCTACCACGTTGTTATCATCTTCGGAGGCTTGTGCGCCTTCCTCTTCGTCCACCAAAGCCAGGATGGCCTCTTTGAACTTTGCCCATTTGCTAGGCTTCTTATTGTCTGACATATTATTCTCAGGTTGTTTTTGCTGTTCGGATTTGGGGCGCACGAAGGCAACCGGCTTCAAGGCCTGCACTTTGGCGGTCGCGGCTGCATCGGGCACTCCGTCCAATGCAGGAAGAGTACCATCAATCCAGCCTTGGGCCAAAGCCTGCTCTGCGCTTATGATTAAATCAAGGCGCAATTCTGCCTGTACCTCGGCAAGGGGTTTGCCGGTGCGGGATACATAGGCCGCGTTCACAGCTCCCTCGCATGCGTCCAGGCTATTGGCATAGCGGCGCAGGTCATCGGCGTTGGCGTAGTACAGCGCCGGGAACATGGGCTTGTGGACGCACCACAGAGAGGATTCGCGGGCCTTCAGTTCGCCGGGGCTGGCTGCCATGGCAATGAGGGTAGCGATGGAATAGCAGTGGCTTTCCACAATTGCAGCCACCACAACGCCGGTTTCCCTCAGTTCAAGGAGTCGGTTGTAGATGGCAAGCCCTTCCTCCACGTCCCCGCCTGGGGAGCTGATGTGCAGAACCACCTTCTCGGGATTCTGGATTTCCTGCAAGCGCCACTCCAATTCTAAGGCAGTGAAACCGGGCCAGAAATACCCGTAGGAGTCCTCGGCTATCCCGATCTGGTCCGTTATTCTGATGTGTAGCTCTTTTGCCAAGGTCGTGTACTTTCTTTAGGAGGAAGTAGTACAAAATTGGCTATTTGGTTGTATTAAAGCTATGGTTTAGTTATATTCACGTACGTAATACGTACTCAATATTTTATACAATGAGTAAGCGCAAGAAAACAACGGTTATCAAGGCCGAAGTCCCCGAGGAATTCAAGAAGGAAGTAAAGGCGGTTTACAACGCGAGAGGCTTTAAAACCGAGGGCGAATGGCTCAGGAGTCTGGCCCGGCAGGACGTACAGGATTTTAAATCAGATAAGGCAGCTTGATATGAGTCAGAAGAAGTATATGTCCGATACAGGGGGAAGGGACTGGATATATCAAGACCGGCCTGACTTCTCCGGCTTTACCGGTTGGATTTACCGGAAACACCTCTACATAAATGAAGCCGTTTGCTTGCCTCAAGGGATAGTAGGTTTCCGCATTAAGAAGCTCAAGCCAAGCCCAGATGAAGACTACGCAATGGCCGCATGAAGAAGCAACTGCCTAAGCCCACCTACGACCAGCTAGAAGCCGAGCGGGACGCAGCTATCCGCAGGCTGGAAGCCGTTGATGCCATGGTGGCCTTTGCCGAGTTCACCAACCACCCTGAGCCGTGGCGGCATATGAAGCAGCTCCTTGCCGAGGGAAGGGATAAGCCCAGTCCGGAACATATCTCACCAAGACAAATGACATTACCGCTATGAGCAGATTCGCCCAATTAAGAAGTTATTTTGAACGTAAATACTACTCAGGGTATATCCGTTGGATTCTCCAAAATGAAGATGGGACCCATGTCTCCTGCGATCAATGCGGGAACATTGCTAACGGCATAGTTAAAGTTCAGAAGTCATTAGGTAGTTTCTACTTCCCTATTTGCAAGAAACATCTTAGAGAACTATATCCGGGAAAGGCAGAGTACGTTCCATGTATCATTACAGTAGAACCTAAAAGGCCACTCACTCAAAGGCAAAAACAAGAGCTAGCTAAACAAGCAGCGCTAGCTAAACTTACACCAGAAGAAAAGAGTCTACTAGGATTAGCCGCCTAACCCCATGAAGAAAGACCGCCGCGAATGGGACCGCAATGACTGGTTCTGGCACAACCTGAAACCGAAGCTGATCTTAGGCCTGGTGGTTCTGGCCCTGCTTGCACTGTGGAAGTTGGTGGAAAAGTATTCATCTTAACGACATTCATGTCGGTAACATACCCATGGCACGTAGCAGAAAGAAGATAAACATTGGCGGTATCTCTAAGTGCGAATCCGAAAAGAAGGATAAACGCCACGCAAACCGCTCAATCCGTAGGAAGAACAAAATAGAAGTCTCCATGGATAAGGAGATCCTGACCGAAAAGAGGGAAGACTCAAACATCTGGAGCTTTGGCAAAGATGGCAAACAGACAATCAGTGACCCCACTTACCTCAGGAAATAACTAACCCCATTAGCTTTTCTCTTTCCCGTTGCTAATTTTGCAAGCATGGAGAGAAGAGTGTACGACCTGGAGAAGCACGGCGAGGAGAAGATTGACCTGAACACCTACAGCACCCCAAACCCTGCCAGCGCCTATAACTTCAAGATGGGCAGCAACGATATGAAAGGGGCGCACATCGTGGAAGGTGACCTGTTGCAGGTGGACCGTGATGTGAAGCCGAAGAGCGGGGACATCGTGATGGTCACCTATAAGGATAAGTTTCTGGTGCGCCGCTTGGAAGGGGAATACCTGCACACCGAACCGGAGACCAGGCCCCTACGCATGGCGGTCTGCGAGCACTGGGGAACCGTGGTGGGTCTCCATAGAAGAGAGGTATATAAACAGCGTAAACCATGAACAAAGCAAGGCGTCATGAGTTGAAGATGCTCAAATACAAGAAGCGGCTGATCAAATACGGCCTCAAAGATGGAGAGGGCAAGTTCTATGCCTTCCGTAGCCACGGGACGCCCTGCTCCTGTTCAGTATGCTCCCACGCCAAGTACATACGGGCAAAGGAGAAACTACATGGGTTCAGGATTCTAACAACAGAAGAGGTGGAAGCAAGCCGCTGCTCTGTTTACAGCTATGCAGTATAAAATAAAAAAGCCCCGGTCTCCCGAGGCTTTTTTGTTAAGATGATTTATATCGCTTCTCTACAAATTTAATTCCATTTTCATTTATGGCTAGGGATTCAGCTGCCACACTTACATACCCTGAATTTGCTAAATCAGCATAAACAACATTCTTTAAGTTGCCAGTAGGGTCTGCTATCTTTAATTCTTTCAACAATTCCGAGACCTTATGATATTTGCGATTAGCAAACATTCCTATGTCTTTGATATCATAAAGGTGGATTAATACATTAAGGGCTACTGCGTCTAAATCTGAATTCATAAATTAAATATTTGGTTTAGTTTAACTCCCACAAGATACCACGAAAAGCAGGTTCTTGGATGGGAGTGCAATAAGGTTCTTTGAATTAGCCAAAGAGGCCAATTCAAAACAATCGCTATCTTTGGGAAACTTCAAATAGTCCCAATATTCAATTCCATGAAAAAACTCCTACTCCCCCTCCTCCTGTTCCTTGCAGTATTCTCCGGCTGCGGTGATGACAAAGACGAAGAAGAGAATGAAATCATCTCTAAGGTAAGCGCGACTAAAGAACTCCTTCAAGGTAAATGGGAGATGACAAATTTAAAGGTCGAGCGGTACACCTCTTCAGGACAGCTATATGACTCTAAGGACTCTTATATGCAAGACACCAAGTATGATTTCAATCAGACAACAGTAAAGATTTTCATAAATGGGGAGTTAAATGAATCTCCTCTTTATACTCTGAGTGAGATTACAAATAAGTTGTTTCTAACAATACAATCCTCAACAAAATGGGAGTATGAGATAACTTCGATCACTAAGGGAAACCTCATCTTAAAGTCTGCCCAGCCTAGGACAGCACAGGGTTATAACTCTTACACAGTTATAACTTTTGACCGTGAAGAATAGTAGCTAGCAGATCAATTTAAAAGGGGAGATGATTAGTCTCCCCTTTTTTTTTATTACCTCTCACTAGCCCTCCCTCTGGTATAAATTATTTCTTCCTGAGCCCTATTAATCTTAGTGACCTCAGTATAAATTTTTACTCTTTTCATTGCAGCTGCCAATTGTGTATAGTCTATGCCCAGTGGAATTGATGGCTGTACCATGGCAGGTTGAAGCGCCTGCTCCATGGTGATCTGCCTGTCAGACTGCGGAAGGATTATACCGCCCAACGCCCCGTACTTGGTAGGCCCCAGAGAAACCCCGCCCCCGAGCTGGTTGATCATAGAGGCCATGGTAAAGAGTACCGGGTTTTTGGTGACGCCTTTAGTTAAAACCGCCTCATCTCCCTCTACCTCAATATTGCTGAATCGGCCAGTACCTCTGATACCTCCCTGTGAATGGGATGGACCGCGTAAGACTCCACCCCTTGCCCCTTTGAACTTAGGCGCCTTAGGTGCATCACCTTCAGATAGCAATGCTTTAGCCTGGGCAATATACCCCAGCGTTGTTGCCACCGTCCCAGCAATAGCCAGAAGGTTAGCAGGGAATGGCCCCGCCTCAGATGCTTTCTCAATACCGCTCATGATAGCCTTTGCTGCAGATATACCAATCTGGAAAACAGCGAGCGCCCGTTGAAAATTGGCGGCCTCCTCATTTTGCGCACCTACCAACTCTACTAAACTTGATAAAGCATTGGTGGTCTCTATGGCAAGATCAAGGTGTTCTTGGTCAATCTCAGCAAGCTTCTCCTTGGTCTCCTTGGCAGCATCTATTTGGGCCTGTGATGCTTCTCGGGCCTTCTCCTCAGTCAGTTTTCGGCGTTCTTCCATAGCAGCAAAGGTGGCCTGGTTCTGCTCCTTTAGCTGATCCTTGGCTGCCTGGTTACTGTCTTCATGGAACACATCCATCTCACCCAGATACTTCATTTCCTCCAAGGCCACCTTCTGGTAAAACTCAGAGCGTAGTTTCAGTATCTCGGCATTTGCTTTGAGTTCATTAAGCTTGCGTTGCTCCCTGCTTAGGCCAGCACCTTTGTTCTGGATCACCAGCTCCTGTTGAATGAGCCTTTCCTGAATAGCCAGGTACTCGCGGGTACCTTCCTTGGCAAACAGAAGTTCCGCTTCGATGCGGGCCTTGGCAGCCTCAAGCCGCTGCATCTCCAGTTCCTTTGACTTCTGCAAAGCCTCCTGCTCCAACTGGTAACGGTTGGTGATGGTCTCATTCTGCCGGCCCAAAGAATCTTCCCTGATGTCAGCAAGCTCGTTTTCTGCCTCTTTGATTTTCTGCACCTCCTCATTGCGTAGCTTATCAATTCCTCCGCGCAGGTTGGCTTCCTGCATCAGGATATCCACCTGACGTTGGGCAAGGTCTTCCAAGGTTTTCAGGCGTTGCTGCTCCAGTTTAGCCGCTTCCTCATTGGCCTGCTTCCGTTTGGCCATGCTGTTGAACTCGTTGTCCCGGATGTTCTTCTGGGCTTCAATCAGTCCTAGGAGCGTTTTGTTGGTGGCGATGTTGTTGATGCGGTCTTTCTCAAGCCGTTGCTGCTGGCGTTCAATATCCTCCCCGGCTTTGGCTACTGCTGCCAGTTCCTTCCCTAATGCAGCGGTTTTGCCTATCACGTCCTCAACCCCGGTAGCCATCTGAAAGAGCCCGTTGTTGACTTTCTTCAGGTCCCGGTTCTGGATTCCTTCCCAGATCACGGCAAAGGACTTGAGCCGGTTCATGAGGTTAGTTTCAATGAAGCCTACCAAGTCCTTCAGTGCCTGTTTGGGATTGTCAAAGGCATCAAACAGCATCTTCCCTACTCCGGAGAGTTTGTCAATTAGGAAAGTGAAGACGGTGGTCAGGCCTTTGGTCTTGGCACTCACCCAATCCATGCCTTCCTGCGTTCTGGTGAGGAATGAAACCAGCCCACCCAAAGCAAGTACTACCAAACCTATACCGGTTGCGGCAAGGGCTACCTTGAGCAGCTTCAGCCCGTTGACATTCCCGGCTAAGGAGGCTTTGCTGACAGTCAGCATGGCATTCCATGTCTCCTGTGCCTGGGTGGCTGCATCGGTAATGGTTACCAGCAAGCCGGTTCCGTCAACTGCCTGCAGAAGCCCACCAGCGTAGTTCCCCACATTGCGACGGTTATCACCCACAGCAGACTCATTCTCTTTTAGTGCATCGGAAAGCTCTTTGATTTGCTTTTGCAGCACGCCGCCATTTTCTACGTTCTCCCTTTCAGCCTTACTTAAGGCGTTGTACTGCTGGGTAAGCCCCGAGAGCTGCGCCCGCATCTGGTTATTGGAACCAACCGCCTCTTTGGTCTGCTTGGTATGCTGGGCAAGTATCTTCGTCTCTGCCCCAAGTTCTGCTGTCAGCTCCGTGGTTGCCCGTTTGTTGGCAGCAGTTTGCTTACCGTATTCCTCTACCGTGATCTCCCCGGCTTTGTATTGCTTATCCAATGCCGCCTTTGCCTCTTTGGCCTTGATCAGGTCAGCGGTAAGCTCTGCAATCCGTTTCTCAGAAGCACCGGCGTCTATCTTCAACTCGAAGATGGCCGTTTCGTTCATTTCTGCCATTAGTTCAGTTTTATCAGTTCAGCCTCACAGGGCACTGCCTCGGAGGTGTAGTCAGTTATTTTGTTGAGGTAATAGAAGTCCTGGAACTGCTCCACCCAGACAGGCACGGTGCTGTCCAGTTCGGCAAAGTCCTGCGCGGTTAGCAGCACGTTCACCCGCAGCAGCTGCACCCGGGAAAGCACCCGTTGCGGCACTTCGTGGTACTTGGGCAGAAGCACGGCAAAGTGCAGGCCTGAGAAGTCCACCATGCGGCGTGTGACTGTTTGAGTGCTGTTGCCCTGCTTCAGGGTGAAAGTGGTTGTGGTATCGGCTAGAAGGGCAAGTCTTGGCTCTATGCCGTTGGTGTCATACTCCTCCTGCTCCTCCTTTACCCATTGATCAGGTTGAGATGAATCCACCTGCCGGTAAAAAGTATAGATGGCACTACCACTAGGCACGGTCGGGTCGTCGCTGGCATCCTCCACCAGCACCGTTTCAATGTCCCCGATCTCCGGAATAGCCTCTCGGGCCGCCATATTGGCTACCGTCATGGTGTAGGGTTTCTCCAAAACAGGGTTGTTTCTGGAAAACAGGCCTATTTTCAGGAGTCCATTCACCACTTCAGAGGCAGCAAAGGGCAGTTCTACCGCTTTCCGCTCCTTCTCCAGGTGCTCATTGGAGGCAACCAGCACCCCATCACCCAAACCGGCGGGCACGGTTTCGTCCTCTGCCCAGGTGTAAAGGTTGTTTATGGCCGTTTCTGGTAACCTGTAGGCCAGTTTCGGGCGGGCGGAGTAGTCAACCTTGCCGCTCCAATCCTTTGCTTGAGGCATATTTACCAACACATCAGCCAGTGGCTTCACATGAATGCTTCCTTCATAGGGCTCATACACCAAAGACCAGCCGAACAGCTTGCATAAAGCCAGCACGAATTCCTTCTGTTTCAAGTCGGGAAGGTTCAGGCTTATATCCCACTCGGTGCCGTAATAGGCCTCCTGGTCATAGCTGACGGTAAAGGTGTAGTCTTGGTAGGTGAAGGTGGTATCTGAGGAAGAAGGCAGGTGCGTGTTCACTACAAGCCCCGTAAGGTCCATGCCTGGCTCTATCTCATAGGCTACCTCAAAGGTGTGCACCCCGAAGTTGCTGAAGGTGGAAGACTTGGAGGTGAAAGGCAGGATTCTCCCATTCTTCTTAAGCTGGAAGAAGGCCTGCACCGGCTTATTGAAGCTGGTAAGCTCTACCTGCATGCTTACCTTCAAAGTTCCGTACTCGGTGACTGGAACCTCCTTCTCGGTGTAAGTCTCCCCATTTCGGTCATTAGAGGTCACCGGATAAGTGGCGGTGTGCGCCTCAATCCATGCCTGGTTATGCACCGGCTTCTCATTGCAGAAGGGCAGCACCAAACGGTTCAAGTCTTCATGCGCAGCCATGATCACACCCACACCGGCTTCCAGAAAGATCCGCTCCCAGATTGCTTTCGCGAAAACAGAAGGATACAGGAAGGAAGGGTGCACCTTGGAAAGGTCCAGCGGCTTGCCCCTATCAATCAGGTCATAGCTATACACGCCCTCCACCCCACCGGCTGCCACATTGGCGAAGTCCCACAGGTGGTTGTACTCGCTCAGGTCCAGTTCCTGCAGCGTCTTCTCCCCCAAAAGGTCAAAGAACGGCACGGCTCCGGCGAACACCTGCACGTTGTAGGCGTTGTCCTCAAAGCCCTGCACCTCGGCAATGGAGCTGGGGAACTGCTCAATGCCGTGCTGCCGGATCACCGTGTCCAGTTTGATGTAAGGCGTATCGGTGAGGCTGGTTGGCTCCTCAGGATTGCCCAGCACCCTAGCGTTGTTCTTCGTGTAGGGCAGGCTGAAGGAGTTGGTATATGGGCTGTCCACGCTTCCCTGTGAAGAAAGCAAGTTCTGCTGGAAGGTACGGGCAATGATGGTGTCCGGCCCAAGGTCCATGCGCTGCCCCTCAATGTAGAGTTCTGTCATCGTACCAGCGCGTTAGGTTTGGGCAGAAGGATTTCCAGCGTCACCAGCCGCTTCTTCTCGCTTTCGTTGATGATGGTGAAGGAACCGGCCACCACCTCCACATCGGTGAAGGAGCCGTCCGGGTTCCACATCTGCACCTGGGGGCTCTGGTAAAGCTGCCGCTTTGCCTCTGCCTGGTCAACGGTCAGACCACCGCAGCGCACGGTCCAGAACTCGCGGGCCACCTTGCCGGTGCTGCGTTCCTTGCGGCCATCATGGCTTACCACAGTGGCGATGCTCTCGGTGTCCATGCGGGTGCTTTTCTTGCCGCCGAAGAACCACCCGTCAATGCCGCCGAGCTGGTTCTTCCAGCGCAGGAATACGCCTTTGTCTGGGCAGACCGGGTAGAGGGCAACGGTCAGGGTTTGGGATAGTTTCTTCATCCATTTGATTGATGTAACCTTACATTATTTTTGTTTTCAGCTACAGCGGGCTTCTGCATAAAATGTGCACTAGCTGGCTGTAGGCTGCTTTTCAAGCCGATGTATCCTTACATCTTTTTTGTTAAAAGCACACCTTCAATAGGCATCCAATCTTTTTGGCTTACATTATGAGTGCCGCCCGAATAGTCTCCGAGCAACTCAACTTCTGTTTCCCTCAAGCCAACTATCTTCATTGCTTCACGACCGCTATAAAGTTGTTCGTGGTAAACTGTTTGTCCGAGTCTTAAACCTTCTGCTTTCATAGTATTCTCTTTTCTTTTGTAAATACTGGCACACCACTTCACTTCCAGAATTCCACTCCTTGAAGGATGTGGGTCGTGGGCTAATTCCCCATCCTTATAAACCACCGCGTGGGAAACACCCCTAGGGGAAGGCCCAATGACAAGCATGTAATCTGTGCTGTCATTTACCGTATCAAAGTCCTCAAATCCATAGCCTCTATCATGAAGCCAATTGCACATTGTCTCAAACCATGAATGGTCTGGCATAGCGGCAAAATGAGGAACATCCTGCAACTCCATTTCGCAGATAGAAGCAACACAGGCTTGCAGGCAGTTGCCAACTCTACCCTGAGGGTCATTGATAAATATGTCTTGGGTAACAGGAATCATCTTATTCAAAAGTGAAGTCAAAGCTCTTATCGAATATCTTGATACCTTCCGCCACAGGGCAGGAACCCCTATAGCTACGGTCTTCATCCACAATGGAGAGCTCCACCTTCCAGCCGCAGTCCAGCGGGAAAGGGTCCATCCTGAGGCGCACCATCTTCCCAACCATACCGGGCTGAATAGGCGTGCTCAGTATCTCCAGCTCCGAGCCGTAGGCATCGATGTAGCGACGCTCAAAGAACATGGGCTTCCCGGCCATGCTGCTATCGATGAGTAGGCTCACCTCAAAAGGCAGGCCGCTGAAGCAAACCGGGTTCAGGTAAGGCGTGGTGAAAGCTGGCCTAAGAGTTTCTGAGGTCAGGTCATTATCCCGCAGCACGTAGGGCTCCAGGCTTCCGGAATAATCATCTGGGGCAGCCTCTACCGCCAACCTCGGCGGATTGGCAAGCGTCACCTCTGCCGACTCCAAGCCGTTGTAGTGCTCTTTGTAGCGGACAAAAAAGGGATACACCGCCCCCGGCTGCTCAAACACGTTCATGGGGGCCGTGGTGATCTCGGTGCCCACCAAAGGCCGCAGGTAGGAAGACACGTCCAGCGTAGCCCTCCCGTTGCGCACGCGCCCCTGCATGGTGCCAATCGTGGTTCCGTCCTGCCGGTGGATGGTGGCCCTGATGAAGTGGTTCTTCTTGGGCAGCCCTTCCAGCAATGGGTCTACGTCAATGAGGTACTCAATGGGGTTAGGCAGCACGCCGCCTACCGCATGGTACTCCGCAGGCGGAGGTGGAGGCAGCACACAGGTGCCATCGTCTACCGTGGCGCTGGGGTTGTAGTTGGAGGCCGCGGGATTGGTGCAACCCCTTATCACCGGGGCCACGTAACCGCATGCTACGCTATTGGTCTGCACCAGTGCGCCCCATCTCTCCCCGCCGGTTCCGTTGGCCACTACCTGGTACAGGTCAAAGCCCTGGCAGTCATTCCGGATAAAGGTGCCGTCAGCCGGTGGCGTGTAGGTGCATTGGGAACTGTTCAGCTCCGGGGCATACTCCACACTGCTCCCCCCGTCAAAGCGTAGGCGGTCAAGGGTGCTGCCATCGCACTTACTGTAGATGTACTGGCCAAACTCCACGCCGTTGACCACCAGTTGGCCGGGGGCGGGAAAGGAACTATCCTGCACCACGTCCAACTCTTTGGTGACGGTATCGAACTCTACCCTATACCCGATATCGTCATAGGTATACCTGATGGTTACTTTCGCCATTATTGTATCGCTTCTAAAAGTCTTGAGCTGATTGCCGTGCCGATCTCAAAGAACAGCTTACTCTCCAGTTCCTGCACGCTGCCCTCGTTGATCACGTCACTGAGCACGCCGGATTGGGTCTGGGTGCGGTAAAGCAGCGTGCCCTGCTGGTGAATCTTGCGTGACACGAAGAAGGCCAACGTCTCCTGGTCCATGGGTGAGCCATCCGCAAGCAGTCCCTTGGGCTGTATGCCCTCCTCCCGGATGAAAGCCAGGGCGTTCCTCCTTACCGCACCGTCACCGTCGTTCACCGTAGGCCCGCGGCCGTACTCGTAGGTGAACACCCACTCTCCGCCGTAGATGGTCAGCCCTTCCTTGGTCACCTCAGAGCGGATAGAAGCGGCCATCTTCTGGCGCTCGGCAAGCGGGATGTAGTTCTTGGTGTCATAGCTCAGGATGTTCTCCTGAATCATGGCAACCCACTTCCGGCCGTACTCCTGCAGTATGGCAGCCGTAGCCATTAGCATAGCCTTGCAGATGTGGTGATGGTGAAGCTGGAAACCACGCCGGTGAGCATGGCTTGGGTATGCCGATAAAGGGGCGTGCGCCTTACGGTGATGTCCTCAAACTCATCATGCTCAGACAGGCGGGTAAAGAACTTATCGGAAAGCACCTGCATCTTTTCTACCAAGGCTGCTTGCTCTTCGGCGTTGGAACTAGATTTGTCCTGCTCAAAGAAGCCAACTGTTATCGGGTAGTTCCGGGCACCTGTTCCGTAATTGGTGGTGTCCTGAAGCGGGTCCATCCATATCTGGGGCATGGGTTGGTTGTAGCCTTCCAAGGGGTGCTGAGACTCCCGGCCATAATGGAAAAGCCCTACCCCGCCTAATTCGGCAAGGAGGGCTTCTGCTGTTTGCTTTATGATGAACCTGATCTCGCTGTACGTCATTTGCCTAATTGTATAAGCAAAAATACGTAGATTCAAAGCCTAGATAAAGCTATCTAAAAGAAAGAGGTATGCGTTTTTTCTTAAAGCATTGGTTTAATCTTGCCAGTGCTTGTTAAAATAGTCGGCTACAGCCTGACGAGATTTTCTGTAGTAGTCTTCAGTTGACAAAAGGGATTGACATATACCACAGGTTATATTTTCTCTATTCCCATCTAGCCGAGCTGTACCTTTCCCGCAGGATGATTTCCCATGCTCATTTTGGTAATGAACCTTAAGCTTTGCCATATATTATGATTTATCCAGAGATGTAAAATATTCTTTCAAAAGCTTTTGGTACACGGGGCTAATGCTTTGGTATCGCCCGTTTTCCCATTCGCTTATCTTGGTCACCTTAACCCCAATAGCCTCTGCTAGTTGCTTTTGGGTTAGCCCATGATGGGTGCGAAGGGCTTTAACTTCGCTACTAGTCATTGCGGGGTTCAGGGGATATGTATAATTGCAATTTCCCGTTTCCAAAATATCTCTGAGTAACTACAAAAGCTTCGTCTTCTACAAAAGACATGTACTTTTCAAACTTTTTTATGTTCCAATATTCTGGCTTTACAAATTCATCCAAAGTTATGTAATCGCCTACGTTTGGGAGCCAAGGGGAATCCCATTTGATCTTCATACATGTTAGGTCTCCCCTTTCTTCATCTGTAAAATCATCTTCACCTTTAACCCTGAATTTAGCAGTGCTGAAAGGAAATTCAATCACCATCAAAAGATTTCCCTCCGCTGATTCAGGTTGTTTTTCTTCGTAAACTGATTCGTTAATTTTCATAGTATTACCTTTTTAGTATACCCAAAGTTAGCGAACGCTAATATAAAAACCAAGCATCTTACCGATTATCCTTATTCTTCTGTATCTCCTGCAAATTCTTCTGACAGTCGTTAACCCTTGCCTCATGAACAAGCTCTAGGTAATGGTAGTCGGCGGGAATCTTCAGCATATCCTTTCTCGCTTGCCAGTCAGTGTGCCTCGTTATCAACTGTCCGTAAAAACCAAAATCGTTCAGCGTGTCAAACCCGGCTGCCACGTATTCCGGTTCCGGCTCACGGTAAACTAAACGGCCGTACTTGGCAGCGATCTCAAGTACTTGGCCCAAAAAAAAACCGAAGGGCCCAACACCTCCGTAACTGGCAAGTCCCTGACCTCGTTGGCAAGGTCTTCCGGGAACCCATGCACGAAGGCAGAAAGGAAGTCAATCCTCTCCGGCCGCATATAGATGGCGTACAGGTAAGGGATGGCGGCGAACTCGCCAAACTCTGCCGTGTCCTGGATGGCTTTCTTGGCAAGCTCCATTTGGCCTATGCTTTCCGCGCCGAGGTTCTTGGGGTAGTCAAGCCCTTCCTCTTCCAACGGCTCCTCTGCGATGAAGGAGAGAACGGCGGCAATGGCTTCTACGGCGTTGCTGCTCAGGGCAAAGTACTGGTCAAGGGTAATGCCGCACAGCAAGGCGAACTGCTCAGGCTGGCTCTTCCCCTGCAATTCCAGAAAGGTGCGAAGGGTCACCTGCCCCCAATGGGTAGGCACCTGCACGGTCAGTGATTCGCCCGAGGCGGCGTGTAGTTCTAGGTTCTTCATCGTTTGGATGCTTTTTTCATTCTGTTCTGGATCGGGGCATTGGTCGGTTTGCCTATTTTGTTCAGGGCCACGTAGCGAAGCGGATCTATCAAGTGGTTGAAGGCGTCAATGGGTTCGTTGGTGGGCTTGCCCGTGGCTTTATCCACCTTCCACTTGTAGTTGTTCAGTTCTTTCCTGAGGTTCACGCTCCGGCGGGTCACGTTGATGTGGTAGCGCTTCAGGATATCAATGCCGTTCAGGATGCTGTCAGGGCCTTTCATCGCGCCCTCGATCCTAAAGCCCATGTCTTTGATCTCCCGGATTGACTTTGGCTCTGAGGAATCCGCTATGATGTCCTTGCGCCGGTCAAAGCCCAGCTCATCCAACCGCTTGCAGATGGCCGGGTTCGTCAGGCCATGGTCGTACATGAGCTCATCCACCCACAGCTCCCCGTTCTGCATGTAGACATCAGGCACTCCCGTCGGGTCATTGGTGAAGCCGAAGTCCATGCCGGTGCCGATGTGCTTTGCGTCTGCCGGAATCTCATCGCAGAGGGACCAGTTGCGCAGTACCAGTCCTTCAATCTTGCCGGTGAGCCCTCGGGCATACACCCGCCAAAGCTCCTCGTCTTCGTCACGCAAGGCCTCAATGGTGGCCCGCTGCATATCGGAGAGGAAAGGGTTGTGCCGGTGGTCAGAGATGAACGTCTGCACGAAGGGCTTGCCGATCAGGTGCTCATGCACCCAGAACTCAGCATTGGGGTTGTAGTCAATGTAGGACTGGATACGGGTACGAAGGAACAGCTCCTTCCAGATCAGGTACTCCACCCCGTTGGCCTCGTTCACAAACAGGTAATCCCGCTTCCCTGACTTGGCATCCTGCGGCCCGTCATACGACTTGAACTCCATGATGGAGCCGTTGTTGAAGGTGAAGATCCGGTCTGACTTGTTGTAGGACTTGATGAGCCGCTGGAGCGTTGCCGTGTTGTCGTAGATCTCAAGGGCATCACGGAGCGCACCGGCTTTCAGGTTGGGGATGTCCTGCCCTACCACGGTGCAGACCTTGCGCGGCCGCTCGGATAGTTTGGTGAAGAGCACCTGCAGGATGTTGTAGGTCTTCCCCGAGCTGGTGCCGCCCTGATCCACCACTACCTGAGCAGTGGCGTTGTAGTTGGCTTCGTACAATACGGAGGTCTCAAACATTACAGGCTAACGTCTTTCTCACTGGAGGCGATCTTTGCCTCAGAAGGCAGGATTCTAACCTCCGCTTGGATCACTGGCAATTCACCACTATGCTCCACCTCCTGCTTATCTCTCCAAGTTTTAGGCTTGCGGTTTTTCAACCAGAAGATGGCGGCTGTGGTGTCCGGAGGATAGTGCTTGGTGGTGGGCTCCACAACTACAGAACCCTCAATCACAAAGAACTTGTCCTCTGGGTGGGAGTAGCCTCTTGCCCGATGGTAAAGGCTTTCGGCAATTTCTGCGTCTGCCAAATCCTTCCCCTTTTTTATGGACTCCAAAAACTCAATTTCCTCCTTCTTCCAATTGTTGATGGTGGATTCGGCAACCTCAAAGAAATTGGCTAGGTCTGCATCTGTAGCACCTAAAAGGCAAAGCTTATAGGCTTGGTGGGCATACTCCGGCCTGTAAAGAGACGGGGCGCCTCCACTATTACCAACTGCATTCTTATTCTCTTTCGGTGCTGCCATATTCAAAAACTTAATGGGGGGAGCACAACTATCTCGCTTTTGGTTTTGCAGTGCCTACCTCGTGCATATTGACCACTGCACAAGGTCGCTTAGTAACTTATGCTGGGACTTATCCAGCTAATCCGGTTTGCAAGCTCCATAGTTGCTTAATGCTCCCCCTCTCTCCTAGTGGGTTGTCTAATCGGTTGGACTCGAACCAACACCCCCTGTCGAATTATCTCCATCACCTGCGATCAGCTAGGGTCTATTGGAGGTTTGCAGGAGCTCTACCTTTGAGACTTACAATCAGATGTTGCCTGTCTTTCCAGGCTGTCATTGATTGCTGAACCTAAACTCGCAAACGAAAGTCGAATCAATAGAGCTTTGGTCGTTTGCATTCGGTATCAGTCTTTCCCGCTGTCAACGTGTCACGCATAGATGTCTTTCCATCAGTCCGCTGCTCGCGTGGGTAGCTTCCCGCGGTATGCCACCGTAACTACCATCCGGTGATCTGCTTCTATTCCGCCTGAAGTCGTGAAGAGGATGGGATTCGAACCCATAAACCACCCGCTGCCCAAATGCCACTGTCTAGAATGTGGTCGGGAGTCGAACCCGAAGCGGTAGTATGCCAACCGTGACCTCTTCAAATAGCGGTCTCTCCCGCTTGCCAATCCATTGCCGCCTTGGTGGATGAGAGCAAAACCCCCTCTTGGGCCACACTTCAGGTCAGCCTTTACGCCGCTGGATTTATCGCTCGTTCAATTCCCCAAGAGGTTTACAGAGGATAGGCAAGCCGTTCGCTTTGCCTTAGAGGTTGCAGGCACACCCAAGCACCTGCCACCTGATAGTTAGAATTATACTTATTGTGCAACTTTCAATAGAGGCAACTAATATACACAAAGTTAATGTATTATACTAATATACTCCATTACGGAAAGGGCAAAAAATATATGCAGTTGTGCATTATTTAGCATTAGGTTTTAGTAGTACACTAGCTTGGATTTTAGAACAGGTTTGCCGTTTTCCCAGACTATTTTAGTAATGATTCTTGTTCTCATATTGTTCAGCGTCTCTTTTTAGCCTTGCGCTTCTTTCTTTTCTTGGTACAAGTCTCTCTGTGTTTTCTTTCGTTTCTAATATCCGCTAAATCCTTCCCATCGTAGTAAAAAGATTCAGGCGTAAGCTTACTAGTTAAAAGACTATAGGTATAATTCGGATTTTCAGCGCACATAAATCAATTATCTCCTTCTATTTTAGTAGTGGCAAGCATGGTAATGGTTATGGCAGGCTCGTTTATTTGCATCTCTCTATCGAAACTATCCAAAATAGCTTCTATTTGAGGGTATTCCATTCCATTTACATGCAAAGCCGCAGCAAAATTCATCTTGAATATGTCGTAGTAGCTTCTCTTTCTCATAAATCATAAGTTTTTGGCATGTCAGGCAAAGGCATCCAATGAGTTACACCCCATCCATTTGCCGTATCTACTTTTTTATCACCATCTGTAGTGTACCAAACACTTTGTCTCAAATACCCTAGATGCTGGTAGTTCGTATTGCAGCACAATACTGTCGAGTGGTCAGGGAGACTATCGGTTACTTTGATCCATTCCATAAATCATTAGGTTTTTGTGTTAAGCCGCACACTCGCACGGCATGTTGTCATAATCATCTTCTTCCGGGAATAGCTCTGTTTGCTTCAGCATCTCGCTCCATCTTTTCCCCCGCCCAAGCCCCGCTACCGTGCCAAGATTAGGAAGAGCTATTTTCTCTAAATTCAAGGCCATCTCTAATAGATCAGGCTCGGCGGCTTGGAGCTGCTTGATTTCCCTCTCTTTCATGTTTGGGCAGAAGAAGCAACTGCTCTTTTGGGGGACTGGCAGCCCTGCCTTGTGTATGTAAGCCATGCAGTCAAATCGGTCCATACCCCACTCCACAAGCGGATAAACCACCCGCTCCTTCTCTGTTGAATAGTCCTTTATCCTATGTGACTCTGAGGCGTCATAGGCAACATACTTTACCAGCTTCCTGCCCTTGAGGTGCTTGGCAACATACCGATCAACTGGAGTAATTTTCCATTTGATAGAGCATGTCTTGAACCCGAAGGCAATGGAGGGCAAGGACTCTCTGCGGAGAACCTCCTGGTACAGACCTTCCCTGTTGTAGATTAAAGTCTTCACAGAAGGGTAACCTTTTGACTTCAGCCACCGGGTCATTAAGCGGATATGGCGATAGGTTGCCTTCTTTTCGCCCTTAGAGGAAGCCCCTCCCGTGTTAGAGAAGAAGACATAATCAATTGGCCTTCTCTCTTTCACAAGCCGGATCAGCATTGCGGTAGAGTCTACCCCGCCCCCCGAAAGTCACTATGTAAACTTCTTGCTTAGCTGTCTCCATAAATCATTAGTTTAATTAATCAAATTCAGGTAAAGCGGCGAACTCTTCCTCGCTCATTTCAATAACTTTTATTACAAAGGTTTCACCCAGCTCTAGGTTGTCGAGTTCTGGCTCCAGGTGCATAAGTGCTCCTTGCAAATCTTCCACGTATAGGGTACTCCCGCCAATAGGTAATTTGTAGACTTTCATAAGATTCGTTTTAGGTTAAAATTCTTTAGAGTACTTTCTTACACCCATATCTTCAAGGATTTTATTGAATGGTGCCTCAAGGCTTTCCAACTCATCTTCATTGATTACACCATCTTGGTACAGTTTAACAAGTCGCTCCCGTACTTGAATAAGTGATCCAGCCTTACGCCCTTCTTTTTCAGTCATAATCATTAGGTTTTAATTGTTTCGGGTAAGCAAACTTCCCCAGTAGCATCACCCCCGGGAGTTGGGAAAGTGGAGCCTGTACACCATTTCCAACCTCTTTTATTTTTCTCCCAATATCCACCGCCTTGTGCTTTTGCTTTTGTGCCTTCTGGGTATTCAGACCATTGCCTGTTATCTTTTATCCACTCCATAATCATTAGTTAAACGTTGTGTCTGTGAGTGATCTTAGACATCACTTCTGTCACCTCGGCCTTCATCTCATCAACAGCAAGGGCCGCGATACCCCTAAGAGCTTTCTTAAAAAGTTCAGCTTCAAAAGGTGTTTTAGGATTTAATCCCAAGTGCTCTGCCGCTCGGTAGACTTCTTCTATTTTATCGTCTAAATGTGATTGCATAAATCGTTAAGATTAACTGTGTTACATTAAACTGGTATTTTCCTCCCGGGGGAAATCGATTCTCAAGCACCCATAGGCAGAAAAACCCGCTTCACCCCTCCCCATATTTTGGGCAGAAACTGTCTAAAAACAATCCCTCCGGCGAAGGCCAGAAGCAGCCACTTCCAGACACTTGCCTGCTGATTGGTGCTCTTTACCTCAGCACTCCCCTCCACCTTGGAGCCTTGGCCCCCGGTGTTGGTGGTTTGGGCTTCGGTGACGGCACTTCCCTTTGTCTTGCTGATGTCGGCACCCTGAAAGGAAGCGGCGCCAATGGTGCTCCCGCCTGAGGCGTTCTGCTCGTTGCTACTCTGGGTAGACCCTTTAATCTCCCCAGCGGTGGAGGATTCCACTTTGCTGTCCTGGGCAATGATGACGGTTGAATTCTGGATCTTCACTTTATTGGCTTGGGTCAGTTTCTGCCAAGCGGTGGGCGTAGTGCGGAGCGTGTCTCTGGGGGAAAGGCTGTCCATCGGTCTGGTGCTGTTGCAGGAGATGTGCAGGACCAGGATCAGGGCGAGGGGTATGGTCTTTTTCATTGGGTTAGAAGGGTAAGTCATCGTCTAAATTTTCTGCTTGATTTTGCGCAGGCTTTTCCTTTGGCGGGTAAAGCTTTTCAATGTGCGCCTGCTTCTTCTCAAACAGGAATTGCTCTGCGGTTTTAACTGACTTCTTGAATTCATTGGTGTTGAGTAGGTCAATCATAACCTCAAAGGCGAACAGGTAATAAAGCCCGTCTTTACACAATTGATCAAGGTAGTCGGCGTACTGGGCCTCAGCTTCTGCCTGCCCGTAACCATCATCATAATGTTCTTCCATGGCTAGACTTCTATCAGTTGAAATTCAATTCTGGGCTCTTTGGCGTCAAGGAACTTCTGAGCCACTATCTTCACGCACTTGTTATCGTTCTTGATGGCCTTGACCTTCTGCAAGCAGTCCAGCACGATCTTCAGGGAGTTGTCCAGATCGGCCCGCTGGTTGGGATAGAACACGTCCACATGCAGCTCAAAGTAGTCGGTGATGTTGCGGTTGCGGTAGTGGTTGCACTGGATGTAGAACATGTTCTCGTAGCGGGTGAGGGCGGCGGTTTTGAACAGCCCCTTGGTGCCTATGCGGTAGCAGTTGCTTTTGCTCGGGCAGGTACCTTGGATGACTTGCTTCATGCCTGGCCTACCTTTTTGAATTCAACCACCCACACCCAAGGATTGGCCTCAAAAGATTCCTCACCGTTTATGGATATCCAAAGCGAGTTGAAGCTCATTACTGGCGCGGGGATGGTTTCACCTTGGACTTCATATTCAAATTGAGAGAAGATCAACTTGGGATTTAGGTAGTTTCTCCAACCTCCAAACTTGTGGCTTATACCTTCGGCAATGGCATCCTCCCGTGAGATATCCTGAAGGCGCTCCACTCTGATACTTGTCACTTCAAGAACCAGCCTACAGGCTTGGCGAGGCATGAAGATTGATGGTTTCCAGAAGCTTCTTTCTGTTGAGAATCCATCATCATCAACCCACTCCGTTTCACCATCTGCCCTGTGGATGTAAGCACTTCTTACTTTGCCATTGTCAAAGAAGTCAGTAGGGATATGAGGGCGTCCCTCAAAGCAGTCTACGGCGTTAATATCTACCGATTCACACCATGTTTCCCGCACCCAAAGGCGGTCACCAACTTTGCCGTAAGGGCATTTTATTTCATCCACTATGACATTATCAAAGTCTTTGGAAGAAACCCAAAATGTACCAGTAGGCATATCATCAGCGCCAATTCTTGGTGAGATTCGTTTTGCATCAACTTTAACACCTCTTCTGGTCTGTGTTTTTCTGCCTTCCAAAATGGCTCTCACCATTTCACCTTTGAACAGGATAGGTCTTTCTTTTACTTGCTGGATAGTTTCCATTATGCTGCTTCGTTGATTTGATTGTTAGACTTTCCTTTCTCAAGCACCTCCTGGAAAGGCACCTCATTCAATGGCCGGCTGTCCCCCTCCATCATCACCAGTCCTTCGTTGTAGCACTTCACCACGGCAAGGAACTGCTTCTTGTCGGCGGCTTCCATGAACTCGTTGAACACCTCCCAGGCGGCGGCTGCGGTGTTGTCGAAGCTGTCGGCGCTCTCTGGGCTTACCTTGGTGAGGAAGCGGGTTCTCCAGTTCTGGAGCATCTTGTTGAGGATGTTGAAGTCATGCTTGGCCTGGCCGCTCAGGTCTTTCTCGAAGGTGGTGCGGTGGAAGTCCATCACCTCGCACAGGACCGCGAAGAACATCAGGTCTTTGGTCTTGGGCACTTTGGGTGTAGATACAATGGTTTTCATGCTGCTTGTGCTATTCTTGAAATGGTTGGCTTAAAGGTTTCTTGGTTTATGCCTGGGAAGCTCTGGGCATACCTCAGGGTGTTGTAGATGAACTCACGGAGCCTGGTACCGAAATTCTCCTCACTCCTTCCCTCAAGGAATTGCAACCAGGCAAAGGACTTTACCATACTCCCGTTCGTCACTCCGAAGTCTGCTGCCAGGGTGTGCCGCTGGAGGGTATCGGTATCGGCGTAGGCGGCGGCTTTCCGGAAGGCCTTGATGTGGTGGTAGGCGTTACAGAGGGCGAACAGCTCCTCGGCCGGGGTCAGCTCCCGATCCAGGAACCGATCCATGAAGCGTTGCCGTTGGGCGTTGTGGTTCCTAATCTTCCTCATGCTACTCATCTTGATAAGGGTGCCCGTCTAAGCCTTGGAAGCCGTATTTCTGGGATACTGCCAGCTCCGCTTTCTCAATGGTGACCTCGGTGCGGGCGTTGATGATGTACTTGCGGACCAGGGCGTACAGGCTTTGCGGCTCGTTGGGCCTTTCCTGCATGAAGTCAGAAACCATCTGCTCCACCGTGCGGGCTTTAGGGAAGTTGCTCATTAGGCGGATTGTCTTTGCATTGAAACTTCTTTGATCAGGGCCAGCCCGTGCCGGTTGCCTGTTTTGAGGTAGTACTCCACCTGCTGTTGCATCCCTATTTCATCCAGAGAACTGAGTCTGGCCCGCTCCTTCTGGTTTGTTTCCACTTGCTCCATGACCAGGGTGCGGATGTCTTCGCCGGATTCCACCGTGCTCAGGACGAATCCTTTGAAGACCTCCTTGCGCGCCCGGTTCTTGGCTTCCTGCTCGTACTTGTTGCCCGAGGCGTGGCTGCCGGTCTCAAGGGCTGCCTGGAAGAGCTTGTAGGAAAGGCGGTGGGTCAGCTCAATGGATTCCATTTTCTTTTCTGCCAGGACCAGCTTCCGTTCAGCATTGAGGATATCCAGCTTCTCGGCATCGGTCAGGTTAATGACACCCAAGGATTCCAGCCAGGAGAGCAGCACGTTGCCCAGGTCAAACTCCCGGTAGATCTCGCCGGGCTGCGAGAGCCGTTCCATTTCGGCTTCCAGCCTTCGCAGGTTCAGCTCAAAGGTTTCCTCCATGGACATCTGCCGGGGATGGGTCTCTCTGCCTACCTCCATGAGCAGCTTCTGCTTCTGCAGGTGGGCCTCGGCCTTGAGCTGGTACTTGTAGGCTTTGAACCAGCCGTTGATGTTGGGCTCGTTTAGGAACACCACCTCTTTGGCATCAGCCTTGAAGTCACCCCTCACTCCCATCTTGAAGACCAGCCTTACTTCCTGCTCGGTCATCTGGCCCCACTTCTCGCGGAGCAATGCAGCTATGGAGTTGAAGAAGATCTCGGTTTCGGTCTTGGTCTCCAGCTGGTTCTTGTGACCCAATTGCAGAAGGCCGGTGCCGATCACGGAGGCAACCAAAGTATCCAGCTGCCGGTCAGTCATCATGTTGACCTTGGTGCCTTTGAGCGAGCAAAGAAGAATCTCCTGCTCCTGCTTCTTTAGCTTGGCCACTGCCTCGCGTTCCTGCGGATCAGCGAAGACGGCCAGTTGGTCTGAGTATTTCTGTAGTGAGGTCATGCTATTTTGCGGTTACCTTCTGAATCGTATTTGTCTTCTGAGGTGAAGTCCTCCACCTGCCGGAGCCTTCTGTCAAAGTGGGACATCCCGGCGGGCCTTGTTTCTGATTTGGTAAGCTTCCCCTGGGCCGCGGCCTCCTCCCTTCTTCTCTGGTTCTCCCTTTCGTGCTTGATCCACGTGTGGGCTGTTTTTTGCCAGTTGAACATCTTGTGACCAGCCTTATTGAACCAGTTATCCTGGCTGTATTCGCGGTAGAAGTTCTGGGCCTCCGCTTCATCACTCCCGTTTTCGGTGAAGTATTCCTCTACTTCTTCAAGCCCGGGCGGTGTATATTTGGAGTAAGGTTCTGGGGGGGGCGGCGCAACTGGGGGGGAGCTAACTTTCAAAGGGCATTCAGGGAGAAGTTCTGGCTCTTCGTTTTCGCCTTCGCGCAAAGGAGGAGGAGTAATACTTTCCTTTTCTTTGCTTTGCTCTACTTTACTCTCCTCTACTTTATGTACTACTACAGTAGTTAAAGGACCATCACTGTCATTTCTACTGTAGAAATGCGGGCGGGCTGGCATTTCTCTCTTACGATTGAGGTAAAGGGTACTTAATCCCTGCATGAACCTCTCATACCAAATGACTTTCCGCTCCTGATAAAGCTCCTTATCCAGCTTCCCCCATGTGATTAAATCCTGAAGGATGGAGTTGCATTTACTTTCATCCATCCTCATTTTCACCACAAAGAAGTCCCAATCTCCGGCATCGCTTAAATCCAGATAGTGGTTTTCGGCGGCGCCAAGCATCTCACATAACTTGAATAGAAAGGCATATCCATCATTCCCATACTTTGCCTCCAGCTTAAACATGGTCTTGCCGTGGGTAACCCGATGAGGAAAGAAGTCCGCTGTATTAGTTTGCTTTCTTGCCATGCTTTTACCTCCGGTGAGTTAGCGGGCGGAAGAATACCCTCCGCCCGCATCTAAGTGATAGTGTATTAAGCCACATCCTCAAAAAGGTCCAACTGCTCACCGCCTCCGCTCTTGCCGTTCAGGTGCAGCTCCACTTCATCCATCGTTTCCTGAAAATCCTTCATGAGCTGCCAGTAGAATTCGTATTCCTCATCTGAGCTGGTGAGCGGAGAAATCAGGTTCACCACCTTGCCGGAGCGAAGCACGCGCTGTCCAACCAGCATCATGCCTTCCTTGTTGATAAAGCCCGTGCACCGAAAGTTGGAGAAGCACTCCAGCGGGTAGATCTCGCCGGTCTCAAAAGACTCATCAAGAGGCGAGGCGCCCAGTAGGTCAAATTCCCGCTCAGGCATATCATGGGAAGAGACGGTGATCTTGAATTTTTCCTGAAATTCCTTTCTGAGCATTGACTGCACCGTGCCTACCTGCACCTGCTCGGTGATGAGACAGAGGTGCGTGTTCAGCTTCTGGAACTTGTCCAGTAAGTCTTGGTGCACATAGCGGTGAATCACCACTGAATGATGGGAGTAGACTTCATTCTCTACCTGGTAGTAGGTGCACTCCAGAAAGCCATCCTTGTTGATCTTGGCTTTCTCAATTCCGATATTCTTTTCTTTCTTATTCATCTGGTAGATGTTTATGATGGAAGTAACTTGGTTCAGGCAGCCAGTTCGTTGTCTGCTTCCTCGTGGCTCATGTCGGTATAATCGGCATCCACGGTATTGGCCGGCTCATCCTCAAAGAAATCGGCGGCTTTGCCTTTGAAGGCCTCCTGCTTCTGGGCGGAGAAGTCCACGCCGTTGTTCTGCTCATCCAGGCTCAGGGTGTTGATCACCTGGTCAGGGATGTTGTGCTTGGGCAGGTATTTGAATAGGCGGCGGATAGGTGCCTTGCGCATCATCTCACTGGCCCAACCGTCGTAAGGGCTAGAGCCTTTCTTGGCTGCCTCAGATGATTTCCGCACCTTCTCCAGTTCCTCACGGTTCATGATCTCGAACTGCACCTCGCCGTTGGGCAGGTGGGCGATGGCATAGGCAGCAATGATCTCGCCTCTGGAAGAGAGCGAAGGCTTATGCTTGATAAAGCCGTTGGTGCCTTTCTCGTAATCAAAGAAGTCATTCTCGCACACCACATCGGCTTCTATCTTCTTGGCAGCGCCCGAGGTCACCAGCACGTTGATCAGGCCCATGTAGGAAGGGTCCAGAATCAGCTTGCCTTTGCGGGGCACCAGGTAGGCAAGCTTCAGCACCGGGTTGAGGGTTAGGCCGGTGAGGGCCACATTCACGATGCAGTTGCGGATGCTGTTGGCATCCATGGAGGCCAGGAACGGGTTGGACTGAATCATCTGCATGGCAAAGCCCGCCTCCCGCTCAAAGTCCAGCTTGTTGTTGGGGACGTTCTTGAAACTCTTCTGGGCGGAAATCACCTGCTCCCGCGCTACTTGTAGTTGATTGCTCATATTCTGATTTTATCTAAGCTGAAAGTTTGCTTTCACGGTAGGCGTACACCGGCAGATCCAGTTCAATGAGGCCGCGCATCTCGGGCAAGGCCTGTATCTCATAGCCGGGCCACTCTCCTGTTTGCTGGCACTTTTTATATAATTCAAGGGCAATAGAGTACTCGTAGCGCCCTTGGTTCAGGAAGTTCTCCGAAACGGCGTAGGCCTGGGCCGCATAAGGGAAAGTGGTTTCCTGGCAGATGAAGACGAACTTCCGCTGGGTGCCGTAGATATCTTCCAGCACATCGGAGTAAAGGGCCGCCTGGATATGGTAGCCGAAGCCGTGTGCCTGACGGGCAAAGCCTTCGGGTGAGGCATCCTGGCAGGTCTTCAAATCCACAATCACCTTCGGCTTCAGGTAGTCAGGACGCACCCGAACGGCGGCACCGTTGAAGTCTTGGTGGTAGTGGGAAAGCTCGGCCTCTCCGTTGATCAGGAACCCGGCAATGGTTGGGTTTGAGAGCAGCACCTTCTTCATGGTCTGCAGCTTGGCAAGGTCATCATGGCCGATGAGCTGACGGTCAGCGTTCAGCAATTCCATCTCCTCTTTCCAAGCTTTGTTTTTATTTGAAGCCATGGTTTTGTCATTCTCCGGCCGCTGGCTCATATCCAGAGTCCAGTACTTAGAGTGAAATAAATCCTCCTCCAGCACGAAGTCATGGTAAGCGGTCCCGAACAGCATTGCCGGGGTGGGCTCCTTGGCTTCGCTGTTGGCAAAGTGCATGGGTGACTTCTGGAAGATGGTCTTCAGACCGGAGGCGTTGATGTACTCCTTCTTGGAGTGGTAAGTGCTGTTAGAATCCTTTTGGATCAGGGCTTTCTCAGCAATGGTTTCAGCTACTTGCATTTGAATTCAGTTTGAGGAGGTGGGAATTGACCGGATAATTTGAACAATAGTGGAGAGCCTGCCTTTGATGGAGCCCGTGAGTACCTTCTCCATAGTCAGCTGGCTTTAGAGATGAAGGGGAACTGCTTCTGGTTGTAAGCGGCAAACTGCTTGAGTTGGCAATCAGCAATCTTGCCCTGCATATCGGAGAAGGCGATGGTTGCCGCCTCATGGATGCTGTTGCTGGAAGCTCCGGCAGCGATCAACTGCTTACCAGTTAGCTGCACCGCAAGGGCAACCGTGATGTAGGTGCCCATTTCATGCGAGGCATCCAACGTCACCTTAGCCGAGCAGTGCCGGTATCCCGGTGCGAACTGGCCAGCATCTTTGAGCTTGGCTTCAATGTCAAGTATTATCTGAAGGTCTTGCATATCAAAAGAGGCTGGTTTGGGTGGCGGGAATCGATTCTTCAAGCAGTTCATCAACCAGTTTCTCCCGTTTCTTGGAGGCTTCCAGGTCTACCCTTTCGCGGTATTTGAAGTATTGCTTCTGGGCGTCGCGCATGGACTTCACCGCCTGTGCTAGCTGCGCGTATTTCTGGGCGTAAGTAGTTTCTGACATAACTAGGCTACTGAGAAAAGTGAGAGTTGAATTCCGGTGGAATGGAAAGGGATGGTGCGGGTTTCCTCCTTCTGCATCCCCCCTGTTGTTGCCTTCATGATCACCTCAGGAGCTGTGGCCGGCACGTACTCCAGACCGAACAGGCAGTCTTTGATGCAGATCTCGGTGATCTCCTCCGGAAGCAGGTAGAACAACACCTCTTCCCCAGACCTTTCCTCCGTCACGGCAAAGCGGTAATGCTTCATCATGGCATTGGCCGTGGCCGGGATATAGACGTACATGCCGAACTGTTCAGAATTCCAGTAGCCAAGAATGGGGTAATCAATTCCCTGATCCATGCCTAAGCCGGGGTTCGTGGCCCGGATGGAATCGCCGGGGGTGAAGGAGTCTTTGTGGGCAAGCGGGTTGCCCCGGTAGACCCTGAGCGCCGGGCCAGAGTCTACATGTTGGGAAGAAGAGAGTAATTTTTCCATTGCTGTGGTAAGAGTATATAGGTGGGTTTAGGCAGCAAGGCCGCGTTTGATGGTCTTGCTTTCGTTGTATTCATGGAGCGACTGGGCGCAGTACACGGGCTTTGTTGCTTTCTCGCCCTCGTACTTGTATCTGATCAGGGTGCCGGGCCGCTTGCGCTCATTCTCCAGCGTTTTCTGGCACACCCCGATGGCCTTGCAAGCCTGTTTGGTGTCCAGCCAGAGCGGGCTGATCTTCTCCAGGAAGGCGATCTTCTTCTGGATCGGGGCCAGGGCTTGTTGAAGTTTCTCTTCCAGTTCCTCAGGCGTGATGAAGTGGTAAGCCATAGGGTAAAAGTCGATTTGTTTAAGATTGATTACTTTGCAGCAGTTGAGAGACTTAAGCGGCTTCTATGAATTCAGCGACCAACATCTGACGGTTCTTTTCTTCCATCTCCTTTGCCGTCCGGGCTTCCTCCAGGCAGGCCCGGAGAATCCTTTCATCTTTTTTGATGCCTTTCAAAACCTCAGTGACGCGGCTTCTAGGCACATTGAGCTTTTTGGCAATTCTCGCTTTTGCTCCCCGGTTTGCTTGAAGCCGGGCATCGAGGCCTGCAAGTGCCTCAGATACTAGCTGTGGATCCCATTCAGTCATTTGTTGTATATTTAGCCGTTGTTCTCTTTTTGACCTGATTTGTTCTCAAATGTACGTTGTTTGACAAGTCATAGTCAAGTCAATGACTATATTTTTTTCAATTATTTTCTGTGGTTAATGAATAAAGAAGCCTTACTTTCTAGGAATCAGCGGTTTATAGAAGCAGTAGAAATGCTTATAAACCTTGGTATGGTTAAGAATTCGACTAAGTTTTCCGAGTCAATAGGGGTAAACTCTACTAATTGGAGCAAGTACAAGAAAAATGAAAGACTAGTCACTGACGATATTATTAATTCAGCTACTAATAGATATGCCTTGTCACGTGACTATATAGAGAGAGGTGAGGGTGAGCCTATAATTAATAACTGGAGTCAGACCACCAATGACCACAGCTTCAAGGCTCGTGATATCAGCCGTGCCACGGGAATGCAGGTAGTGACGCATGGCGGCGTTGGCGGAGAGGGGAGCCAGGTTCAGATACTGGCGATGGAATTGGAGAATTTGAAGCAAGTGGTAGCCAACAAAGATGCTCTGCTTGCATACAAAGATGAACTCATCAAAGAATTAAGAGAAAGAATAGAAGAATTGAAAGAAAGAATAAGAGAGTTAAAAGAAAGATAGGGGCTAATTGACACCCCATTTGCCAATGATATTAGCTTTCCGTAGGTTGATGCCTCAAATAGGGAATAGCGAATTTTATCAGACAATGGCAAAGAAGAAAGCCGGGGACATTGCCCCCATCATCAACGGAAGCGGAAACAGTATTGCCAACAATTACACGTACCAAACCACTCCCCCTGAGTACCCATGGAACAATGACAGGATTTACGTATTAGAGAATATAATCACCTCTCAGGAACAAGATATCAAGGATTTAGAGGCACAATTAGCCTATAAGGAAGAGCAGCTGGCCTATAAGGAAAGCTTGCTTGAGAATGAGCGCCTAAAGGTAAAGACCATGCGCCAGACAGCGGCCAGGTGCAAATGCTTCCGCGGCGGCATATGCTAAATTTGGAGGCCAGGACTGACTAAACCCGCTAGCCAATACCATTGAACCTTTCCTTTATTACAGGCAACCTAACCTCCTACATCCTCAATTAACTAAATATTTTAGCAAATCGAATAATATATAACTTTTTAAATACAACACTCCCATGCCCTTCACCATCAGCGAGAACCTGAAGCCGGAGCCCCGGGAAGACAAGACCCATGCCGTGCGCATCCGGGTGACCAAAGACCGGAAACCCCGCTACTATACCACGGGAATCTACGTGCTGAAGGCCAACTGGAACCCCAAGGCTGAGTACCGAAAGGAGAACTGGCTGAAAGGGTACTCCATGTGCGGGGTAGACAACGCCTCGCTCAAGAATGATCTGGACGGGCTGCATGCTCTGGGGCTGGCACACCCTGCCCTTTCCTCCAAGGAGCTGATCGAACTCTACATCTCCCGGAAGGAAGGGATTCCCCAAGAGGGTGAGGAGGCCCAGCCTTCGGAGCCCTGCTTTCTGGCTGTATTCAAAAGGGAGATCGCCCGCAAGCACGACCTTTCCGCCTCCACCCTGGACGTGTACAGTTCGCTCTACAAGACCTTTTCCCGTTTCTGCGGCGGCACCCTGCCCATGTCGCGCCTGACGGTAGGCCTGCTCAAAGACTACGTGTACCACCTGCAGACGGTCGGCAACCACGGCACGCCGGACACCCCCCGCCCCACCGGCAACGTGACCATCTCCACGTACCTCAATATCCTGACCAGCGTGGCCAAGGCCGCGATGCTGGAGAACCTGCTGGAATTCAAAGACAACCCCTTCCACCATGTGAAGGAGATACTGAAGGGCCGGGTGCAGCACCGCAAGAAGCAGCCCCTCTCCCAGGACACCCTTAGGAAGATGGCGGAGCTGGACCTGAGCGGCAGCGAGGACCCGCTGCTGGAGGTTTCCCGCGACATCTATCTGGTGCAGTACTACCTGCACGGCAGCCGGGGCGGGGACGTGCTGGAACTGAGGCCCAGTGACGTAAGCGACCGGGTGCGCTTCACCATGCGCAAAAACAAGAAGGAGAAGTCCATCATCGTGACCGATACGCTGGCCCAGATCCTTTCCAAGTACATGCCGGCCGAGGGCGAGGACCGCCCTTTCATTTTCCCTTTCCTCAACAAGAAGTACCTGACCAAGGACAAGTTCTGGCAGAAGGCCAAGCGCGACCGGGAGAAGGCGAAGATCAACGAGCGGCTGGCCACCATCGCCCAGATGCTGGGGGTGGAGCGGTTCACCATGCACACGGCGCGGCACACCTTCGCCAACGCGGCGCTTGAGAACGGCACCGACCTGCGCATGGTGCAGGGCCTGCTCAAGCATTCCTCCCTCTCCACCACGGAAGTCTACGTGCGCGACTTCATGGAAGGCGAGGACGACGAACTGACCACCTCCCTCTACTCCTCAGTGAAACACCAGTGAAACGCTCAGTAAAACAATAGTAAAACATTCCCCTCCTTTTCGTCCTTTCCCATCCCGTAAGGGCAGGGTATGAGACACAGGAAATTCGCTTTTACGGTACGCGAGGGCACAGGGGCGTAAGGTAGGTTTAACATCTCATTAACAT